CGTGCCGGCTGCGATGTAGGGCGAGTGACCGAGAACAGCGGTGCCTCCGGTGCCCGTTAGATCCACATGGCAGATGATTCCCCACCGAACGACGCGAACCGGCGCGTCCGGCCAGAACGCGAGCGCTATGGTCGCGCCGTGGTCATGCGTCGCCCCGATGACGGATAGATTGTCGCCAACTCTCATTTCACTTCTCCTCCCAGCCCCGCAAGGCTGATCTCAGGCGGTCGTACTCACGTCCACGAGCTTGCCGAAGGTCATCGTTGCGTCTGCAAACGCAGCGTTTTCGCCTGTTTCGTCCCAGTTGAGCGGCTGGTACTGGATGAACGGGACGATACTGCCGGAAGTCCAGGCGTTCGTGACGGTCATTATCAGCGAATCGGCGGGCTTACAGAGAACTCCCGTAGTCGGCTCGACGTACTGAACGGTGCCGGCCTTGGGGGTTGTGATGGTCCCGGTGCCCGTCGTTCCCGCCGTCGCGTCGGGTGTGGTGGTGCCGGCTGCGATGTAGGGCGAGTGGGTGAGTGTAATGATCCCATCGCCGACAAGGACGACCGTAACGACAAAACCCCATCGGAGGACTCTGACCGGCGTTGCGGGCCAGAAAGTGAGGCACGCCGCCGCCGAAGAGGCGTCGTGAACCGCACCCTGAACGGAAAGATTGTCGCCAATTCTCATTTCGCCGCTCCTCCCAACCCGTGAGGGTTGATCTCAGGTGCTCGTCAGGTGAATACAGCGTGCCGTCGCGGCAACATCCCACGTCAGACCCGCTTCCATTGTTCCGACCCAGCCGATCTGACGCTTCCTGCCGAGATCGGTGGTCAGGCCGGCGCGCAGCTCTGGATCCTGCACTGTCGCGAAGAACCCCGCGTCCGCGCCGAAGAAGACGGCCTCGCCACAGACACCCGATGATCCAATGTCGTCATCGAGCGCGGAGGCGTGATTCGACTCGTAGAGCTGGAAGCCCTCAATGTCGCGCAGCATCCCGTCCATGAACGGGCCGGAGCCGGTCGGCGCCTGCCAATCCTTGAACTCGGGGTCATTCTTGATTCCGCGCGCTGCGCGAGTCGAGAGGATCCCGACGTAGCGGTTGTTGCGGAACTTCGGGCACTTGAGCGTCTGCCGGAAGTAGTCATGCAGCTGCCGGAGATGGGCGACGGTTAGATTCGCCAACGCCTGGTTGCTCACCGTGCCGTCCGTCTCCATTGTCAGAGAGGCTGCTGATGTAGCGATGGCGTCGATCGGGGTCAGCTTGAGCGCGTCGGCGCTCATCTTGTCCATCGTCAGCGTCATCTGGTCGCGGAGCATCCTCTGTTGCTTGTTCCGCAGGTCGAAAAACGCGAGATCCTCTTCGAAGGAAGTCAGCTCGATCGCGAATCCCCACTCGCTCACCGTGGCGCTCACCTTCTGGATCGCGGCGTAGCCGGTCGGGAGATTGTCCAGCTCATCGACCTTGCCGGCCAACGGGAGCTGCAACACGCGATGGATCGTGACCGTCGCTCCCTTGCCCTTACCGAAGCCCCTTACGGGATCGAGGAACTGGGCGAACAGTGCGTCCGCTGCGGCCTGCTCACGGATCTGCGAGCTGAGCGCGTGATTTTTGTAGACGCCTGAAGGCGCGTCGAATTGCCACGACATTTACACTCCTCCTAGAAAAGACTGGAACCGGACTGTCGCGATCTCTGAACATCGAAGAGCGACTTGATTTCGACTCCATCTTCTTCCTTGGGGGGAGCGCCGCCTGCCGTTGACCCTGTACTGCCACCGGAGAGGCCACCAGTGCGGTTAGCCTCTTCCGTGTCGAGATCGCCGTCTGGTAGGTCTGCCGCTGCTGCTGCGGCGTTCACCAGGGTAGTGATTTTCTTGTCCGCGAGATCGTCGAGCACTCGCGTATCATCGGGGATTTCAGAGAGGCCCAATTCAAGCGCCGCCTCATGGTAGCAGTTGAATACTTGGGAGCGGATAGGGGCGAACTTCGGTCGCGCAGCGATGAACTCGTCGATGATTCTCTGGGATCTCGCGGATGAGGATTCGGTGGATCGCACTGTTTCAACGTGCTGCCGGTTATCCCAGCGATCCCAGTCTCGGCAAGTCGTCTGCCACGCTTCGAACTCGGCTGGCTCGGTAGCAGGGTCGGGCATCTTCCCCGGCGACGGTGGCGCGGTTTCCGTGCGAGCTACCGGCGCGGGAGGCGCTGTACGCGAAATGCTTTCACGTAGCGCCACGTTCGCATCGCGCTCGCGCTGTTCCGCCTCTTCCGCGCGCTTGTTTGCCAGCTCCAACTCGGTTGGCTTTTCGGGCTCGGGTTCCTTGCGTTTGGGCGCAGGAATGGCGAGATCGCTTATTGTTCCCAGGTCTGGAAAGTAAGCCCCTGTCATTCGCACCCGTTTACCGCAGTTAAACGGGGCGTGTCAACGCTATAGACTAATTTAGCTTGCCGGGTGCGAGGCTAACGCTCCGATGTTATTCGGCTTTGGGTGTACGGTGATCCAGCGTGTCTTGTGCCGTTATTCCGGCCTTAGCGATGCCTTCTAGCCGCGAGACGAGCTTGTGAGCTGCTCTCAATTCGATCCACTTCTGCGTCGCGAAGAGCGGGTCGAGGGGCTCGCCGGAGTCGATGATCTCAAAAACCTGCTTAAAGATCAGGCGCTCCTGATCGACAACGAGGACCGTTCGCCCGAACTCCGCGAACTGTCTCGCGGACGCGCCTTGCATCACCTTCCCTTGCAAGTCGGCCTGGTCGTCAGCGCTGAGCGGTCGCCTACTCATGCTGCCGGGAGCCTCGGAACCGGAGCGCCGCCACGCGCGCCTGGTCCGGTCGGCCCGCCGCCCCCGGTCTGCTCGTTCGCACGCGCCGTAGCAGCCTCCTCCGAGTCTTGGCGCTTCTCTTCCTCGGTTTTCTCCAGCGTGCTCGCCTGAATGTCGAGCGCCAGGAGCAGCTCACTCACGAGTTTCATAATCGAGTGATCCTTCGCGTATGCCGCCGCGAGAACTTCGCTCTGGCCGAGGATCTGCAAAAACGCCATGAGCCCTTGGAGCCGCTTCCCGCGCTCCATCGCCGCTGAGATCCCCTTCGCGACGAATCGGTATTTCTTCTTCGAGAACTCGCGTCGATTACCAGCGAGCATCTTCGACATATTGGGGTTCAGTTGATCTGCCAGGACAGGGTTCTTTTGGGGATCGAAGTGCTGCAATCCGGTCATCAGCACCAGCTCGAGTATCGGATTCAGGAACTTCGTCTCAATGTCCTTGGCGAGAGCAAACGAAAGGGTCGTTTCGCCTCGCTCCGAGCCACGGATCTCTGTCGCTGTTATGTCTCCCTTCGGCGGCACCTGGCCGAGTGACAGCTCGTTGGCTCCAGCGCCTTCGCGCAGCTCGCTCTTGAGCGCCTCCCAGATTCGCAGGACGTCGGCCGACACCTGGCCCATCTCGATTTTCTTGACGAAATCTTTACCGGCCGGCCAGTCGGGATCAGCCTGGACCGCCATACCGGGATGGATGCCCTCTGTCACCTGAGAGGGATTCGCGAGGGCATCCAGCCAAACCATGTGAGCGGCAACTGCGCTTCCGAACGTCCCATCGAGGACCAGATTTGTCAGTTCCGTGAACGTGGCAGCGATAGAGCGGAACACCTCGACATACGAGCGGCCCCAGACGGAGAACGGGACTTCGATGGTCGGAGCCATCACGATCCAGTCCTTCCCGTGCCAGTTGGGGTTGTCTTCCGGCCCTCGGATGATCTCACGGTTGTTCGCGAATACGATGAGCTGGTTTTCGCGAATCAGATTCCCGTCCCGGTCAACGATGGTGCAGAGGTACTCGTCGATTTCAACGGGCTTGCGGCGCGAGGGACCGACGCTCTCTTCCGATCCGCCGGTCAGCTCTTCGCGTTTGGCCTGCGCTTCCGTGTCGATGTGTGCCTGGAGTCGATCGATCGCGGCCTTGTGGTAGAGAGGCTTCCCCTTGGAGTCCTTCTCGTTCTTCATCTTGTTGAGCTGCCACCGATCGATGGGCGAACGGCGGATCCGGTAGAGGCCTCTCCCTGTCGGGTCGTAGAAAAGCTCCAAGGCGTTCACCGGATCGACCCGGACAAATTGCGTCAGAGGGTCGAACGTCACTGACGCAGCGAGAACGCTCATCGCGCCAGACTTCACGCAGTTGGAGAATGTCGAGTCGAACCCAACCGGCTGACCACTCTGGTTTTGCGTGCAGTGGTCGAGATGGATCTTGACGAATTCGCGCATCATGCGGTCGCGCTGCTTCGTCTTGTCAGTTGGGTCTTGAATGTCGAACCACTCCGGTTGACTCATCAGCGCCAGGCGCAAACTCGCGCTGTGGCGATCAACGAAATTCGCCACTTCGGGCATCTGCTCATCGGCCTGCCACTCGGCCTTATCGGACGACTCGTTGCGACCCCAGTATGCGTTGT